TATGTTTCTGCAACCGCTGACCTCGCTGAGAAGCAGTTGTACGCCATTAAGAATATCCTAGACAGTAAGGTCTACAGACGTTATTGGCCTGAGATGATTCATGAGGATGAAGGTAAGCGAGAGAAGTGGTCAGCAATGGAAATTGCAGTCGATCACCCACTCAGAACTGAAGAAGGTGTTCGTGACCCAACTGTCAAGGCAGCAGGTCTGACCACCAACATTACTGGTTTCCACGCCAACCATGTATTCCTGGATGACGTTGTAGTTCCCGGTAATGCATATACCGAGGAAGGTAGGCGTAAAGTTGAGGCCATGTATTCTCAGCTTGCATCTATTGAGACCACTGGAGCTAAGGAGACCATTGTAGGTACTCGTTATCATCCACGGGATCTTTACAACACCATCATGGAGATCCATGAGGATATCTTTGATGAGGATTTTGAGATCATTGGAAGAGATCCGGTATACGAGGTCTTCCAGAAAGTGGTTGAGGATGGTGGAGAGTTTCTCTGGCCTCGCTCAAAGAGATCAGATGGGAGAGCATTTGGTTTTGATTGGAAAGAACTGGCACGCAAGAAAGCAAAGTATGTAGATACAACCCAGTTCTCCGCACAGTATTACAACAATCCAAACTCTCCAGAGAGTGAGAAGATAAGTGCTGAGTACTTCCAATACTACGATAAGAAGCATTTGAATCAGGATGGTGGACGTTGGTACTTCAAGAACACCCCACTGAATGTGTATGCGGCAATGGACTTCGCCTTCTCTCTCAAGAAGAAGGCTGACTATACCACCATCGTAGTTGTTGGTGTTGACGATAAACACAATTACTACGTACTGGACATTGATCGTTTCAAGACCGATAGGATTGTAGATTATTTTGAACACTTGTTGGCCCTTCATAACCGTTGGGATTTCCACAAGGTACGTGCAGAAGTAACCGCAGCGCAGAAGGTAATTGTAGAGGAACTGAAGAATAACCACATCCGTCCAAATGGACTCAGACTCGTAGTGGATGACTATCGTCCTACCAGACATGAGGGAACCAAAGAGGAACGGATGGAAGCTACCTTGAAGCCACGGTATGAAAACCTACAGGTGTGGCACTACAAGGGTGGTAATTGTCAGATCCTTGAAGAAGAACTTGTACTAGAGCATCCGCCACATGATGACATCGCTGATGCACTTACAGCAGCTATGGACGTAGCTGTGGCCCCATCCAGAAAAGGATGGTCTAAACAAACAAAAAAATCGAACGTAGTCTATAGCAGATTTGGTGGAGCATAATGGCAGGTAGAGTCGCAGAACTTAAAACACTAATTGAGAATGATGTTCCAGATTCTCTTGCAACGGGTATTGCTCACATTTATCAGATGTGGCAATCCCATAAAAGTGGTAAAATGAGTGATTGGGAAGAGACCCGTCAATTCTTGTTTGCAACCGATACCCGTAGTACGTCTACTGGTTTGCTGCCCCACAAGAATAGTACCACCCTTCCAAAATTAACCCAGATCAGAGATAACCTTCATGCCAACTATATGGCAGCCCTCTTCCCAAATGATGAGTGGTTGAAGTGGGAAGGATACTCTGAGGAAGATGATACCGCAGAGAAAAGGAAATCAATCCAAGCCTACATGTCGAACAAGCTTCGCCAGAGTGGTTTTAGGAATGTGGTATCCAAGTTGGTGTATGATTACATCGACTATGGAAATTGTTTTGGAGATACCTACTACACCAAGGAGTCTTCCGAGAATATTGATGGAGAGGAGATTGTAGCTTATGAGGGTCCAAGAGCTTATCGTGTCTCCCCCTATGATATTGTATTCAATCCTGCTGCTATGGATTTTGATCATTCTCCGAAGATTGTAAAATCAATCAAAACCCTTAATGAGTTAAGGGCAGAGGCAATGGAACAGCCGGATATGAAGTATGATTTGTCCGTGATTGAGAGAGCAGCAAATATCCGATCTAAGAGTTCAGCTTATGATGCCGCTGATTTTAATAAGGCAATGGCTTACTCAATTGATGGATTTGGAAGTCTCCATGAGTATTATCAGAGTGGTTATGTAGAGATTCTTGAATTTCAAGGAGACATTGCTGATGAAAATGGTACGTTCCTTCGGAACTACATGATCACGGTTATAGATCGTAGATATGTGGTTCGTAAAGTTCCTAATCCGTCTTGGACTGGTAAAGATACTATGGTTCATGGTGGATGGAGATCTCGCCCAGATAATCTTTGGGCAATGGGCCCGTTGGATAACTTGGTAGGTATCCAGTATCGCATCGACCATCTTGAGAACCTCAAGGCTGATGCAATGGATAAAGCCGTTGATCCAGTTAAACTGATCAAGGGTAACGTAGATGAATTTGAAGATGCGCCGGGGGAGTATGCCTTTGGCGATCCAGATTCAGATGTTGTAGAGCTTGGTAAAAATCTGAATGGAGTTATCGCGGCAGATAACAATATCCAGATGTTGATGCAAACCATGGAGGAGATGGCCGGAGCCCCTAAACAGGCAATGGGTATCAGAACTCCGGGGGAGAAGACTGCCTATGAAGTACAACAGCTCGAAAATGCCTCATCTAGAATTTTCCAACAGAAAGCTACAGACTTTGAAATCAATGTTCTGGAACCGCTGCTTAACAATATGCTGGCTGAGGCCAGAAGAAATCTCTCTGGTGTCGATGTTGCTAGGGTCATGGATGATGATCTAGGTGTAGAAGGATTCTTGAAGATCTCTAAAGAAGATCTTTCAGCTAAGGGTAAGTTGAGACCGATTGGAGCTAGACACTTTGCAGCTAGGGCACAGCTCTTGCAGAACCTGAATGGAGTATACAGTTCTCCTGTAGGTCAAATGATCGCTCCACATACTTCTAGTATTGGTCTTGCTGGTTTGGTTGAAGACTCTCTTGGTCTTGCCAGATACCAGATCTACAAGCCGAACGTAGCTGTTTTTGAACAAATGGAGACTCAGAAGCTTATGAATCAAGCCCAAGAGGATATTGAAGCACAAGCAATGACTCCTATCGAGGATGAAGGAATTGGATAAATACAGAGTCCCCTCCGCACTGACCAAAGTGATTGGAGATCGGGATAAAGCAATTCGATTCAAACACGACTTTGATCTGATTAGTGAATACTTCAATAAGAAGTTGGTAGCTAGTCGAAAAGAATCCAACAGTAGGACAACCTTTGATGTTCCTGCTTGGAGTGAACAGATGGCCCATTATATGGGTTATCAAAAGGCCCTACAAGAGATTGTAGATTTTTTAACTATTAAGGAGAAACAGAATTGACCGATTCTATGTTTCAAAACGAAGAACAACAGTCCACTGAACAGACCACAACTCAGGAGACTGTGACTCAAGCAAACCCAGCAGAAGAGCTACTGAAGGGTATTGTTAATGAAAATGGCGAACAGAAGTATCAGGATGTTGATACTGCTTTGAAGGCCCTCCAAGCCTCTCAAGAACATATTGCAAAGCTAGAAGCCGAGCATGTTGCCCTGAGAGAACAAGCCTCTAAAGCTAAGACTGCTGAAGAGCTTCTCGCCGAAGTACAAAAGACCCAAGAAGTTACCCCTTCTCATGGAGAAATTGATACTAGCAAATTAGCTCAGTTGGTAGATGAACGCCTGAATGCTCTTGATCAAGCTAATCGTAGCAGAGAGAATCAGGATAAAGTTGTATCTGCCATGAAAGAAGTATTTGGCGATAAAGCCGGAGAGGTATTTCAACAGAAAGCCCAAGACCTTGGTCTAGACGTTGGATTCCTTGAAAGTGTATCCGCTAAATCTCCTGAAGCTGCTTTGGAACTGTTAGGTGTTAAAAACAAACCTCAACAAACCCATCAGTCACAAGGTAGCGTAAATACTGAAACTATGCCTACTCAAAAACCAGAAACTCCTCCGGTAAAGAACGTGATGTTCGGTGCTTCTAGGCAGGATTGGCTGGCTGAGTGGGAAGCTTGTAAACCTTCTGAAGAAACGTAAGGAGAACTTTAAATGGGTCATAATACTGAAAATACCCAAGCGATGATTGAATCTACTCAGTACAGTAATTTCATTCTTCGCCAACTCCCGGAGTCTACTCTCCCGGAGTCTTTTGCCCGAGATGTAACGGACTTTGATGAGGGTACTACCCTTAACATCCCTACTGTCGGTCAAACCACTTTGCAAGAAGTGTTCGAAGATCAAGAACTGCAATCCAATGCAATTGATACCGGCACCATCACCTTCAACCTGACCGACTACATCGGTGAGCGTTGGCACGTCACTGACGAACTGCGTCAGGAAGGTAATGCAGCTAAGATCAATGCAGTTCACCATGCCAAGTCTATGGGCGTAGTCCAAGCCATCGCAGAATACGAGGAGACTCGTCTGTTCGCTCTGGCTAACGCTGCCCAGACTGACGCTAACGCCAACAACATCAACGGCTTTGCTCACCGAATCGCTTCTGGCGAGACCAATGACGTAGCTAAGTTGCAACACTTCCGTCAGATGAGCACTTCCTTCGACAAGGCCCGTGCTCCTCAGTTTGGCCGTGTAGCAATCGTTGATCCGGTAGTAGCAGCTACCATTGAAGACCTCTTTGGTACTTCTGCTGCTATTAGTTACAACCCGCACTTTGAGGGTATCGTAACTTCTGGCTTCACCATGGGCCACCGCTTCGTTCGTAACATCTATGGTTGGGACATCTATACCTCTAACCTGCTGCCGAAGTCTGGTGCTTCTGGCTCGTATGGTGATGGTACTGAAACCGTAACCAATGCTGTTGCAAACATCTTCATGTGCGTGGGTGACGACAACGCTACCCCGATGATGAAGGCATGGCGCAAAACCCCGGGTGTAACCACTTGGCGTGATGAAGCTAAACGTAGAGACGAGTTCCAGACCACTGGCCGTTTCGGTATTGGCAACCAGCGTAAAGATACTCTGGGTGTTCTGATCACTTCCGCTGTAAATAGCTAATAGGAGAAATAATAATGGCTAGTAATTGGGAAAGCAACTCCAATGGTCTGGGCACTCGCGTTCATTACAATGAGCGTGACCTTAAAGACTTTGGTGGCACCTACTCGGCTAAGGGCACTAACAAGAAGGAACTGCAATACACCGTAGATCTTTCTGAGGTAGCCTATACCGTTCAATCTGGTGCAGCCACCATTGTCTTGACCAACCCCGCTGGTGGTGGTGAGATGGAGCCGATTGTACCGGCTTACTCTCTGATCACTGGTGTTAAAGTCAAGGCACTTACCGCTCTGGCATCCACTGGCATGTCTGCTGCTGCTAATGTAGATCTCTTGGTAGGTCTGGATAAAGCAAGTGACGGCACCGCTATTGATGCAGATGGTTTGATTGATGCAACGGACGGCGCAGTAACTCTGGCCTCCAACAACATCTCTCACGCCGCTGGTGATGTGTTTGTAGGCTCCAACGCTGCTCTGGTTCCGAACGTGGATATTGGTGCAGATGCTGGTCAGCTCTATGCTGCATTCTCTGTCGATGATGATACGGGCCTTACTGGTTTGTCTGGTAAAGTCCAAATCCTCGTCGAGTATGAGGAGCCGCAAGTTGACGGTCAAGGTAACTACACCGCAGGTGGCCTGAAGGCTTAATCAACCGGGGCCCTTCGGGGCCCCTCTTAAGGGGATACAATGGCAACGATTGAACACAGTTCGATCCCTAATTCAGATCTCCATGAGCCAAAAGGCGTGAGTGGGGCTACTTCTGGGGATGTTTATATCGCCGATGGTGCTGGCAGTGGGGCATGGGGCCCTCCGAACAGTGCTGATGGCTTTAAGTATGGGAGCATCTACTCAGATCATTCTGATGCGGTAGTTGTTTCAAGTATTGGAACTACTGCTAAGAAGATGGAGGCTTTTTCCTCAGATGCACCATCTAATGGAGTGAGTCCAGACTCAACTAACCATAAGCTCACGGTAGATACCGCAGGAGATTATGGCATTCTATTTTCCATGGCATTTGCTACGTCCGGCTCTGGTAGTGCAGGTACGTTTCAATTCCATATCCGAATTAACGATGTGGAGACTCCTATTGGTGTCCACAGAGAGATGAGTGGTACTGGAGATACAGGATCTGGTGCGGCTCATGGTATATTGACTCTTGCAGTGAATGATGTAATCACTGTATGGGTAGAATCAGACGAAGCAGCAGGAACTGATTCAATTGATATTGATAATATCCATATGACGGCACTGTTACTGAAGGCATCCTAATGGCTAAAAAGACTCTACTTGAAATCGTCCAAGATATTCTTAATGATGCTATTTCGGATGAAGTAAATAGTATCAATGATACATTGGAGGCTCAGTCCGTAGCTAATATCGTTCGGACTACTTATGAAGAGATTATCTCAAATCGTAAGCACTGGCCTCACCTTTTTAAGATTGGTCAGTTAGATTCAAGTGGTGATTCTGATAAGCCAAACTACATGACTCTTCCCTCTGAGGTAACTGATGTGAGTTACATCAAGTACAATAAGAGGCAGAGTACCGGAACCAAGGATGAATATTCTAAGGTTTACTTCAAACAACCAGAGGATTTCCTAGAGATTGTAAATACAAGGGATTCTTCCTCTAGCAGTATAGACAGTGTTGTAGATGATAGTGGGATTACGCTCTTCATTTTGAATGACAGGGCACCTGTGTATTGGACCACCATTGATGACAATACAATCATCTTCGATGCATATGACAGTTCAGTGGATTCTACCTTGCAGTCATCTAAAACTCAGGTGGCTTACTACAAGAATCCAACATTTTCACTGACCGACTCTTTTATTCCAGATCTACCAGCTAAGGCATTTCCTTACCTGATTTCAGAATCCAAGAGTGTGGCCTTCAACTCAATCTTCCAAGCACCAAATGCAAAGGAAGAACAACGATCCAGACGACAGAGAAATAGACTCTCCCGAGAAGCGTGGAGAGCAGGGAAAGCCAAAGGATCACCAAACTTCGGGAGAAAACCATAATGCCAACAGCAAAGAAAGAACTTGTAGTATTCCCTAATCAATTCTCCATGTGGGAAATTAAATGGGAAGGTGGTGGTCAACTTCCAGATGCCCTTAAAGGTGAGTACACCACCAAAGGTATGGCAGAGGATGTAATTAAGCACTTTAGGATTATGAATTCTCGGAAAGTAGAGAAAACCAGTGCCCAAACAAAACGCAGTTAAACCATATGCCACCTTCATCGGTGGTCTCATTACGGAAGCAAGTCCTCTCACTTACCCTGAGAATGCTTCTATTGATGAGGAGAACTTTCTCTTAAACAGAGACGGATCTCGTCAGAGACGGCTTGGTATGAACTATGAAGCTGGTTATTCTGAGGTTGATACTGGTTTTGTTGAAAGTGTTATTGATGATTACGCTATTGAAACCTATAGGTGGGATAATGTAGGATCAGACAGTAATGTATCCATTGGCATTGTCCAAGTGGGTCCATACTTGTGGTTTGTAGATCTATATGCTGATGCTCAATCAGCTAGCCTGTTGAATGGTGGATCAAGTCTCAAAGTCGGGGTCAATGGAGTAAATCCATATCAGTTCTCCAGTGTTAATGGCATCCTGATTGTCACCACTGGTGAGACTAATCCGTTGGGTTTAGAGTATAACTCTGCCACGGATTCTATCACTTCCACTGAGATTACCATTAAGATCAGGGATATGATTGGTTTGGATGATTTTCTAGATATTGATGAGAATCCAACCACCTTATCTGCGTATCATAAATACAATCTTTTCAACCAAGGGTGGAGTGGGCTTAGAGTCACCAGTTACTTTTCTGCTGAGGGAGAGTATCCGAATAACACGGAGATTGCTACTCTAGGCAAAGATGCCAGTGACAACTTCTCCTCGGCTCTACTGAGAAAGCAGGATTTTGGTAATACCCCAGCTCCAAAGGGACACTTCATCCTAGATGCTTTCAACAGAGGCTTGAGCAGATACAATACTGCCACGTATGCTCATTACTTCAATAATGACAGAGAGACTGGATTTCTACAGACCACCTGTTCTAATGCTGGGAGAATCTTCTACTCTGGTGTAAACAGTAAGATTGAGTATCCTGACGATCTCTCTCCTAACTATACTGGTTTCGTTTTCTTCTCTAGAGTGGTGGAGAACACTGAAGACTTGGGTAAGTGTTATCAGGAAGCAGATCCAACGTCTGAACATATCTTCGATCTCGTAGATACCGATGGTGGATACATTCCAATCCCTGAAGCGAATAACATCATTAAGTTGATTGCCGCTGGTGAGAGTGTCATTGTAATTGCAGAGAATGGGATTTGGGAGATCTATGGCGGTGATACTGGGTTCTTGGCTACTGAATATCAGGTATCTAAGATTACCAATGTTGGTTGTGTAAGTGCTCAGAGCGTTGTAGAGGCTGAAGATAAGATCTTCTACTGGGCCAAAAGCGGTATCTACGTTCTGTCCAAGGATCAGATCTCTGGTAAGCACAACTCAAACAACATCACTGAGACCACCATCCAGACCCTCTATACAGATATTCCGGGGGTGTCCAAGGCAAACGTGAAGGGTAACTATGATCCGATCTCTAGAAAAGTGTCTTGGTTGTACTGTGATGGGGATGACTATGATGGCATCCTTTTCAAGAACAACTATAAAAAAGAGCTTGTTCTTGATCTGGTAATATCCTCCTTCTACAAGAATACCCTGTCTTGTACGGAAACAGACAGTCCATTCATTGCCAGCTACCTTTCAACACCTAATTTCAATATCACTGAAATTACCAGAAACGTTGTTGTTGATGGAGATCAGGTTACAGCTTCAGGAAGTGACGTTGTAATGACTTCTGATGAAAGAGGAAGAGGTGAGTCAACTACCAAATATTTAACCATCATTCCATCTTCAGGTAATTATGAATTCACATTCTCATATTACTCTGATACTCGGTTCCTTGATTGGTATGATTTTGATGGTGTAGGACAAGACTACACTTCCTTCTTGATCACGGGCCATGAAGTAGCTGGAGATATTGTACGGAGAAAACAAGTACCATATGTATTCTTCTACTTCAATAGAACAGAGAGCGGATATACGGAGACGGATGGTATCCTGAACCAAAGTTCTTGCAAGGTACGTGCTAGATGGGATTGGAGTGATAGTGCTAACTCTGGTAAGTGGGGAACTGAATTCCAAGCTTACAGACTGAACAGACGATACATCCCCGAAGAGATCTCTGATGATTTCGATTATGGACATGAAGTGATTGTTACCAAGAACATGCTTAGAGGTAGAGGAAGAGCATTGAGCCTTTACATCGCCTCTGAGACTGGTAAAGACATGCACTTGCTTGGATGGGGCTCTGTACTCTCTGTAGAGGGAAGAGGATGATCAGATACGTAACCGCTGAGGATAGTGATTTTGTACTTGAATCGGCGAAGAAGTTTATTGAATATCAGCCAACCCCTTTGAGTTGGGATGAAGACCACGTTTCAAGGGTCTTAGAACATATCGCTAATGAGGGATCTTTCTTGATCCATGAGAATAGTGAGGGGATTCCTACTGGAATGGTAGGAGTCATCTACACTCCTCACGTCTTCGATCCTACAGCTATGGTAGGTACTGAAGTCTTCCTGTGGGTGGATGAGAAGTATAGGAACGGCTTTACAATGATTCGACTTCTAAAAGCCATGGAGTCTGAGTGTGATGGAATGGGATGTGATCAGGTAATTATGAGTTCTACATCCCTTACCCCCAAGTTCGGGAAGTTCCTGACAAATAGGATGGGGTACGATCAATTTGAAACAGCTTACATAAAGGTATTAAGATAATGGCTATTACATCTACAATGGTAGCAATAGCTGGACTTGGGCTCTCAGCATTTGGATCTTACCAACAATCTAAAGCTGCTGGAAGAGCTGCTGATGCTCAACAGAAGAGTCTTCGTCTCCAGCAACGTCAAGCAGCTATTAAGGCATCCAGAGAACGGATAGGTCAAATCAGGGATGCACGTAGAGCCAGAGCCGCTGTAATAGCTTCTGGAGTCAATGCAGGAGTTGGAGGTAGTTCTGGAGTAGCTGGTGGTGTTGGAGGTATCCAATCCAATCTGGCAGGTAATTTAGCTTTCTCTCGGAACATTCAATCTCTTGGTGAGCAGGCAACTTCTGCGAATGTAGCCAGTGCTGGATACACCGCAGATGCAAACATGTGGGGAGCAGTCAGTAATGCTGGTGGCTTCATGTTCAGTGACTCTGAGCGAATCTCTGGTTCCGTAAACAAAATGTTTAAATCATGACAGTAGAACTTTTCACTCAAGAGCAAGAAGTCCCGGATCTCTTCACTAAAGAGGCCGAGGAAGTAACTGATACCGTGGTACGAACTGGTAACGTGGTTGCCAGTAATCGTATGAATGGGGATGAGGGTTTGTATGATACCTTTCTCCGTTATGAGGAGGTACGTAAGACCCAAGGACAAGAGGCACTTACTGATCTCTTGAATGAAGAGTATCAAGAAACTCAACGTCAGATCCATGAGCCACTGATGGAAGAAGCATTGATGGAGGGAGCCGATCCTGCTTTGGAAGCAGCTCAAGCCATCAATGAAGCTACTCTTCAGGATGATGAAGATCTCCAATCAGATTGGAAGAATGAAGCTCTCCAGTATAAGACGATTAAAAACTCTTTTGATAGAGCAGAGTATGTTAATGCTCACCTGAAGAAAAGACTCCACCAATACATGAAGGACTATGGTCTTTTGGAGAAGGCTGGTGATTTCCTTGGATTCATGATTCCAGATTTCACAATTGAACTCTCTGAGTTTACTGGGGCTCCCTTGACTCAAGCAGCAGATGCATTCATGGATGGAATCTATGAGTTTGCATCATTACCTCATGATGAGCGGATTGCTCGTTGGGATGGTATGCTGGAACATGCAAAGGAAGTCACCCAAGATCTGGGGACTGAGAATAAGCTGAAGTTTTTCCTAATGATGAGTCGCTATCTCGACCCATCCTCAGCTCAAGAGGAAGTTAATCTTGAAAGCTTCTTGGATGCCGTAGATGCGTTACTCCTCACCACGGAGTTCTTTTCAGGAGCTGTAAAGGTCGCTAAGGGTTATACAACCATAAAGCGACTGGAAGATCTGGGTGCGACTGATGAGGCCGCTAAGATCTCTGTAGCCAGTCTAGCAGATAAAACTGGTAATGTAGCTGAGACCACTGGCGTATCCGTCCGTGAGGCTATTCATGCTGCTGACCCATTTGCCAAGTCAGAAGCCATCCTTGGTTCTACTGATAATCTTGCTGCTAAGGTGACGATCAGTATTGAGGATATTGAGAAGTCAAGGAATGTGGTACAAGATCAGTTCAAGGGGATCTTCAATAAGACCTCTTACAATCCTGAGAGACTTCTGGCTCCTGAAGATGCATTGACAGTTCAGAATAAGGCTCTGGATAATGTAGATGATCTTGTTTCTGAGATCCAGAAAGACAAGGGATATTATATCCAGAGTGCAGCAATCAAGGATAGTGATGAACTTGGATTCCACATCTCCTATGATATGATGGATGGAAATGGTAACAGAGCTTACTCAGCTTCCCATCGTGTAGACTATACCCTTGATGATGTTGGTAATGTAAAGACCGATGTTAAATTGGCTCCCGTCAAGAGTCGTGTGTATTCTCCAGAGACTTGGGTTCCAGACATTCTTCGTGATGCGGTATCTCAAGCAACTCGTTTGAACTTCGCACAAGAGCGTCTTGGTGAGATCTTTGAGAAGACCATCAACCTAGCTACCAAAAATCTCAGTGTTCGTAGTAAGCGGAATGTAGATACCTTATTGCTTCAAGGTGATGAGGCTGAGGGTGGTCTAGGTAAGCTATACACTCTTGATGATTTCAATAAGGGAATTGTTGTAAAAGGAGCAGATGGTGTTGAGACCATCATGCACTACTCCCCAGAGGAGATCAAGTCCTACTATGCATTGAGAGATGTGTTTGATGGACTGCACTTCCTTGCCAACCGTCAGGTGAAAGAAAGTTTGACTGTTGAAGGTCATAAGTATGTGAAGTTGTCTGATGACTTGGCCGCATTTGGTAAGCCATTCAAGCAGGCCAATCACGTGCCAGCTCCTTTGGTCAACAACAAGGACTTCCGTATCTTTGATGGTCGTACAGGTGCTCTGGCTAACAGCCATAAGCTCAACATCCCCAAGATGTATGAACAGGGTTATGTAGTCACCAAGTTTCGTAAACCAGTTGCCATTGGTGATGAGTTGGTAGAGTATGGTTTGGTTGAGACCTCTAAGGTTGGTCGCATCCCAAACAATGTACTCAACTACAAGGCTGGGTACGTTCCCCGTATCTACACCGATGGCTATTATTTTGTAAAGAAGGTTGCTCCTGCCACTAAGAACGGACAGAAGGATATTTCTCTCAGCACCCTCCGTGTATTTGACAATGCGACTGAGGCCAAGAGATGGGCTGATAAACAAACTGAACTGAATAGCACCAAAGGTGTTGAGTTCAAGGTAGCTCATGACAGAGAGAATGTTCTGGAAGTAGAAGAGGGGTTTATCTCCAACCACGGTGGATTGATTACTTCTTCCCGTTCTGAGAATGCTCTACTGATGGGTGAGCAGGGGAGAACGGCTGGTAGAGAATCTGCCATGTCTTCTCTCAGTCGTGCGGTACAGAAGGTATCTACTCAGGTTCCTCTGAATGAGTTCCGTCTTGCAAAGCAACAGGAATGGGTTAATCTGGCTAAGAGTATGAATGCCTTTGAGCATCCAGAGTATTCTCATTTTAACTCTACCTTGAACCGTGCTCTTGATCCTGATAAGTTGAGGGCACTGGAGCGTTCCAGAGACTGGATCAGAGATCAGCTTCGTGTTCCTACAGAGCATGAGAGATCTTGGAGCCACACCCTTTGGAAGGCCGCTGAGTGGATGGAAGGAACCAAGGTTCCGGGAAGAGATTGGGCTCGTAAGAAGGTAATGGATATTGCCTCTAAAGATCCCTTCGCTGCTCTTCGTGGTGCTGCATTCCACGCTTACTTGGGTTGGTTTAACCCGGCTCAGTTGTGGGTACAGGCTCAAGGGGCCTCAATTGCATTTGCTCTTGATCCTCTTCGTGCCCCTAAGTACCTAAAGCAGGGACTGTCGTTGAGAAGTGTGTACCATGCATACAACTCTCCGGGTGCTGTAAAGAAGGCTGCTTCTCTATCTGGATTGGAAGAGAAGGAGTTCACAAACATGCTGGATGCATTACGTAGAACTGGATTGTTGGATGCTGTAAACCGAAGCAACGCTGACTTTGCGGCAGGAACTCAGATCCACAACAAGTCCATGGGTTGGGATACCTTTAAGAATGTAGCTGGTAAGGGTCTTACCTTCTTCACCGAGGGCGAACGATTCACCCGTGGATATGCATTCGTTGAAGCATATAACCGCTTCATGAGAGGTAGGAAAGGTACTGGTGCTCTCTCCAATGATGAGTTGAGAACGGTTCTTGATGACACCCTTCATCGGATGTTGAACCTGACCAGAGCTAACCGTGCTCATTGGCAGAAAGGTGCATGGTCTGTTCCTACTCAGTTCCTTCAGTACACCGCTAAGTTCTCTGAAGCTATGGGCCTTGGTCCCGGACTTGGTAAACACAAGTTCAGTCCCAACGAGAGATTCAGAATCCTCTTAGGACAGTCTGCCCTCTATGGTGCTGC